GGACAAAATTATTGATGGGATGGAGCTGCATCGTGTACAGGCGAATGTAGTTTGCGATTTCATACCAGGTGTCCAATGGCTGGAACGCATGGGATTCACGCTGGAAGGCAAGATGGTGAAGTACGGGCCTGACGGCGAAGACCATTATTTATACGCAAGGATTTTTTAATGGCGACACTAACAGCAAGTCAATTGGCAGTAGCGTCGATAGCCTCTTCGGTTATCGGCACAGGTATTACTGCTATCGGGCAGGCGAAAGCTGGAGCATCAGCTAACGCAGTAGCCCAACGAAACGCTCAAATTCAGATGCGCGACGCTCAAATAGCGAAGCAGAACGCTGAGTTTAACGCGAGGATCAACGAAAAGCAGACTGACCAGCGGCGACGAGCAATGATCGCAAAGCAAGGAGCGAGCGGCGTTGAAGTTGGTGACGGCACAAACTTGCTTGCTTTAGCGGAACAAGAATTTATTGACGACATGAACGCGCAGCTTATACGACGAGGCGGCGCTATAGAGTCTCAAGGATTGCAAGACCAGGCAGTACTCACTTCAGCGAGCGGAACAGCGTCACGATCCGCAGGGCTTACAGGAGCTGGAGCAAGCTTGCTAACGGGTCTGGGCAAGGCTGGGCAAAATTACGCGTCGCTAGAAGACTAAGGGGTATTTGACTGATGGCATTTAATATAGATCGCTCTGTATTTCAGCAGAATCAAAAATCAGGTCTACGGCAGACTGACCCGCGAGCATTTACTGCTGGCGCACAAGGATTAATGAGGCTTGGGCAGGGTTTGCAGGATGTGGGTGACGCTGGAGCTAAGTTTGCTTTAGCGGAGAACCAGGCTTTGCAAACCACTCGCTCACAAAGAATTTTGGCAGATTTTACTGCGTATGAAATTTCAACTGCGAATAAGTTAAGAGAAACTGCCCCAGCAGATCAGTTTGAGGCTTTATATAACCAGGATATTACAAGTTGGATTAAAAATACTCTTGACGGCAATGCACAGACAGGCGCTCCAGGTTTGTCGAAAGGAATATTTAAGACATCAGTTACTCAATCATTAGAGGCACAGCGACTGACACGTTTAAGGCCAATTGCGAATGAAGCTAGAGTACGCAGACTTAAATCTGAAAAGGCTGGGGTGGAAGATACAATTCTTTTACTTCAACAAGCATATGGTGCGACATTTGGTGATCGCAACCCAGCTAGTGAATTAACTCGTCAAGGGCTGGTGGAAAATATAGAAGGGTTAATTCAAGGAATGGCAGATGCTACTTTAATTGATCCAGATGATGCGGTTGCTAAAAAGCAAAAAAATGCTAGTAACTTGCAAGTTGCTGAAGCTAAGTTTTTGCAGCGTGCTGCGCCAGAGGAAGCGATTGAATATTTATTGGGGAACAAGTCTGTCAATATTGATGAGCGTGTGCGGCAGGAAATGATTAAATCTACGGACGCAATTTTAGTGCGAGCGGCTGCTGCTTCTGCAAGGCAGGAGGAAAAAGATGAACGTGCCGACAAAGCTTTGCTCAAAGCAAATCAGAATGAAAGTTATGCAACATTAATTGCTGAAGCCTCACGGGGAGATATTACTGCTACTCAAATTGCAGAACAGCTTACCTCTGGGGCAATTCGCGGAACGCAAGGGGCATCTTTAATTGAGTTTATTGGCAAATACCCAGACGGTATTTCTGATCCAGAGCAAATCAAAAATGTTCAAAAGCAATTGCTGCTCAATCCAGATGTTTTATCTATTGAGCAAATTTTAAGTATGGATGGCTTAAATCGCGATGATGCGGTCAAGCTTGCCAAAGAAAAACAACAAATTGATGCGGAGCCAAAAGAAACAAAAGACTTTAAAGATGGGCGCAACATGATTTTAAATATTTATAAACAAGACCCCGACCATTGGGCAGACGAAAAAGAACAATACAAAATTGTTGCTACAGAGAATTATAAGAAATTAGTTAAAGAGGGTAGAACTCCATTCCTTGCGGCAGTGGAATCTATAAATAATTTAAACTTAGCATTAAAAAAGGACAAAAGCCCAGAAAGCCCTATCTCAGTGATGGGGCGCAATCGCCTCTTAGGACGAATGAACTATGGCGGTGACAGTTATGTTGATGCTGCTGTTAAATTAAAAGCTGCGATTGCGGAAGCCATGCAAGAAAATGGAGGAGTATTACTCCCTGACCAGGATAAGTTTTTTAAGCAACAAGGGCTTTTGCTGCAACGGATTCGCAAGTTAACACCGCAAGCCGAACAAAGTTTACCAGTAGCGCCTGGGTATGAAGCGGAAACGGCCGCGCCTCGTGAGGCTATTAGAGAGTCGGGGAAGCCAGCCGTGAAGACAGCCGAGCCAAGGGAAATAGTACAGCCTATTCAAGAGCAAGTTAAAGAAGTAGTAGAGCCAATTAAGGAAACTTTACAGTCACTGAAAAAATCTATTTCTAATTCAGAAACTGGCCCAGAAACTTTAAACCGTTTGACAAATGAGGGGCTGCAAGCATTAGGTATGCAAGAGGAGCCGCAACTTTCTCCAGAAGCTATGTTTCACGTTTCGCTAACCGCAAAAGATTTAGCAATTAAAAAAGATTTTCCAGATGAGTTTTTATTAAGAAAATATCGCGAATTATTTGAATCGACTGATCCTGATGAAGTGGCAATCTTTAAAAAATTAGAGGCAGAGGTTCGCCGCAGAGGTTTACCAGAAGGGTAATTTATGACAGAAACTTTCAAAGACAGCCGAGCAGCAGTGGCTAAAGATATCACACATCCATTTAATGATGCGCCAGATAGTGGCGTATTAATGAAAAATCAAATTGATGTTGCTGAAAGAGTTAAACCTCAACCGACTCAGCAGCTTGACCAGGATTTGTCTGATTTTCTAGGACTTGGAGATACGCCTACTGCACCTACTGTAGAGCCGATAGCAAATGTTGCCACAACTTCTGCGCCTGAGAGCGTTGCACCGGCGGTTGAGAATGAAGAAACATTAAGTAAGAAGTTTTTTAATGTTATTGGCACGGTGACTAGAAATTCTATCGCAGGAGTTGAAAACGCAGTGTTTAGTGCAGGACAGAGTGTAGAGGCATTAGGTGATGTCTTGCGTGAAGAAAGCGAAACTATTCGCCAGCTTGATAAATATTTTGGTGGCAAAAAACAAATTGAGCGGCCTTTTGCAATACCCCGTGAAGATGGGCTTATCGCTAATATCTCTAGAGATACGGCAAATTTTATGTTTGGCTTTCTTCCTGTTTTTCGGGCGATGAAAGTTTTATTGCCAGCCAAAGCAGTGCAAGCCGGTAAGGGTATTCCAACGCTTTTGGGGGCAGATGCTACAACTGGCGCAGTGTTTTTTAACGAAGAAGACCCTTTAGTATTAGAGGCATTAGGGGAAATGCCTAAGAATATGCTGAATGCGTCGGCGAAATTTTTTGTCAGCGACCAATCTCCAAAAGCGCAGGCTGCATTAAAAAGAGCTATTGACTTTGGGACGTTAGGGGCAGCGGGGGAATCGGTCTTTGGGGCAATAAAACTTTTAGGTAAAACTAAAACTGCTCAAAAAATTGTTTCAAAACTAGGTGGCAAAAAAAGTGTAGAAGAAGCCGTTGAAGAAACAGGAGAAGAGTTTGAAGATATTTTAGTCGATACCATTGAGGGTGAGATACCAAAAAGTAAACCGCGTCCTAAATTTCAAGTGCGTGTTGCCAAGTCTGATGCAAAAAAAGCAGAGTCGTTACTTGATGACACGTTTGACGACATTAATATTGAAGGCCGAAAAAAAGGAATTAATCTGGAAAATGTTGTGGTTGAGGGGTTTGAACATGTTTCTTCTAGGCAAGATTTAAAACGTGTTTTAGCGGCAACCGCAAAGATTTATGCCAAGCGTATTGATACGGCAAGGCGCGGCAAAATTACCGTTGAGCAAACCGAGAAGCTTGCCAATGAGTTGCACATGCCCGTTGAAAGATTGTTGACGAGAAAAAAAGGTGAGCTGTTTAATGCTGAAGAAGTTTTGGCTTCTCGTAAGGTATTAAATTCTTCTGGTATCAGGTTAAAGCAATTAGCTGATGAAGTAGCATCTGGCAATGTTGATTCAAAAAATAATTTTGTAAGACAGTTTGTCTTGCACTCTGAAGTACAGAAACAAGTTTCTGCGCTTGCTGGAGAGACTAGCGGAGCATTAAGAGCGTTTGGAATTAAAGCTGCTCCAGAACAAAGGTTAATTGAAAAATTAGCTGAAGCTGTAGATTCTGGGAGTTTTGGTGGGCGTGGAATTGAAGATTTGGCAGATGCAGTGAAGTCTCTTGATGACCCGCATAAAATGCACAAGTTTGTTAATGACGTTGCTCAAAATGATGGCGATGGATTGTTTTTTGAATACTGGTATGGCGCTCTCTTATCTTCGCCAAGGACTCAAATGGTGAATTTGTTCGGTGGAGCAAGTAACTTAGTAGGCTTTCAAATTCCAGAGCGCATGTTGGCTTCCGTGTTAGGTAGGGAAGTTGCTATTGAGGAGTCGGGAGCATTAGCCTTTGGATTAATCGGTGGTGTTTGGGATGGTTTAAAGTTAGGTCTGGAAACTTTGAAATCTGGAGAAGTGCCTAAGTTGCTTCGCAGAACTGATAAATTTGATTTTGGCTTGAATAAAGAATTTGGCGCGGAAAAATTTGATATTGAAAGTGGAACAATGCACGGCTTTATGGCTGATGCTTTTGGTGAGTGGATATTGCGTATGAGTCGCAGAGGCTTGCAAACTGGCGATGCGTTTGTTAAGGGCGTTGCGATGAATGCGGAAAAGTGGGCTTTAGCCGCTCGCCAAGCTAAATCAGAAGGAGAATTACCTGTATTGCGTATTCCTCGAATGATTGATTTGGTAGATGACGCAAGTTTCCTGAAAAATATTAAAAACGAGCAACTTGATTTTGCTGAAGAGGTTACGTTCACTAGACGATTAGGCGAATTTGGTGGTCGGGATATGCAGCATTTTATACGCAAGCAGCCAATAGTTAGGATTGCCATGCCGTTTCAAAGAGTGCAAACAAATATTGGTGTTTTTACAGGCCAAAGATTTGGGCCGTTAGGATTGATTAATAGACAAACACAAGCAGATTTAAAGGCTGGTGGCGCAAAGGCTGCTTTAGCGCGATCCAAGTTAGCGTGGGGTTCAAGTATGCTTTCTTTTGGAGCGTACCTTTATCATTTGGGAGTAACTACTGGAGGTGGGCCAACTGACCCAGCTTTACAGCGCGAGTGGCGAGAGTCGGGCTGGGAGCCTTATTCTGTTAACACAAAGTTTTTTGAAACTCCCATTTTAGACTCCTTATCTGGGAAGGTTGATTATACGGGTGTTGATGAAGACTTAAAATATGAACGTAAACTGATGCCATACAGACAATTTGATCCTTTACGAATGTTTCTTGGGGCATCTGCTGATTTTGTAGAGAGTATGCGTGGCATAGAAGAAGAGCAGGAAGCTGTAGATTTGGCAACCAGTATGACTTTAGCAATTTCCAGAAATTATTTTAGCCCTTTGTACGCACAAGGTATTTCTGATTTTGTGGGGGCCATGTCTGATCCAGATCGAAACGGTAAAAGATATTTGGAGAAACTTTCAACCTCAGCCATACCTACGGTTTCTCGACAAGCTGAAGCATCATTGTCTCCAGAATTATCACAAGTGGATGGCATTGTTTCTCGTATTAAGTCAAAGACTCCTGGTTTGTCAAAATCTGAACCTCCATTGCGTGGACGTTGGGGGCAAAAGATTAAGTTGGACGGGACAGCATATTTGCCAGAAGCTATTTCCCCATTTTATGTGGCGAAAAAAGAATGGACATTTGTTGACCAAGAAATTAAAGACCTGGGTATTACGATGCGCCATCCAACGCGCAATTTAGAGGGCGTTGAAATTACACGGGCGCAGCATGATCGACTCGTCGTTCTGGAGCGTCAAGAAGTACAGGTTGGCAATAAGGATTTAAAACAAGCGATTGAACATTTAATTAAAAACAATGGCATCTATAAGCGTAGCGATAAAAAAGGTGGCCCAGATGGAGTACGCGCACACCTCATTCGGAAGATAGTTGCCAGATATCGGACTAGGGCAAAACAATTATTGCAGAGGGAGTTCCCAGAAATTAAGGATCAAATTAAAGAAAAGAAGTTGCAGAAACGTGGGCGTAGTGCGCCAGCAGACCCTGCTGCTCTCAATCAATTTTTGAGGTAACAAATGACCATATCGACCACAACTAGAACGAAGCAATACAACGGAGATAATTCGACGACTGTATTCGCCTACGATTTTAACATCCAGGCTGACTCAGAAATTGAAGTCTACCTTGGCACTCCTGTCGGCGCTCCTACTTCGTGGGCGTTGCAAACGATCACTACGAATTATTCAGTAAGTGGCGCTGGAACAGCAGGTGGCGGGAACATCACTTTCGGTTCAGCTCCTCCAAGTGGAACTGGCAACGTATTTATTCGCCGCGTTACTGCCAAGACTCAGACAAGCGATTACGTTGAGAACGATCCATTTTCAGCAGATACCGTCGAAGGTAACTTAGATAAATTAACGCAAGTCACGCAGGACATGCAGGAAGAGATTGACCGCTGTTTCAAGCTTGGAACGATTGTCCCAGACGTTGGTGTGACCGCAGCTTCAAGTGTAGTAGCAGATCGCGCCAATAAGTTATTTGCATTCGACGCAAGCGGCGACTTTAGCGTAGCGCAGGAAATTGGAACTTACCAAGGCGATTGGGCAGCAAGCACTGCGTTTTCTGCCAGGGATATAGTCAAAGATACCTCTAATAATAATATTTATATTTGTTTGACATCGCATACTTCATCTGGATCGCAACCTATATCAAGCAATGCAGACGTTGCCAAGTGGGCGCTGCTAGTAGATGCTGCGAGTGCAACGACTAGCCAATCGGCTGCCGCAAGTTCGGCGACAGCAGCAGCTTCTTCGGCTACGGCTGCCGCTGCTTCAGCCAGTACGGCTACAGCGAAAGCTGTTTTAACGGCAAGCGATGCAGTGGACACAGCAGCAGATTTAGTTGAGACAGCCGCAGATGTCGTGTTAGCTGAAGCCGCACAGGTGGCTGCGGTAGCTGCAACGGGAGCATCCGCATTCAAATACACATTCGATAATTCTACAACGATGGCTGACCCTGGTAGCGCAGGGGAAATTCGGTATAACCACGGCACAGTCGGAAGCGTTTCGGCTCTAGCTATTCGCGCAACATCGGCTGACACGGGCAACCCTGATATTTCTCCATTCATTGCATCATGGGATGACGGCGATAACTCAACGCACGAAGGATACATCACGATTCGTAAGTCCGGCACACCCGCGACCTACGCTGTATTCGCTTTGACTGGTAGCGTTATAGATAACACGGCCTGGTTGCAATTGCCGGTAAGTCATATTTCGTCAAACGGATCATGGTCAAACGCTGACACGTTGTACATATCATTTTCGCGATCAGGGCAAAAAGGAGATACGGGAGCCACAGGGGGTGTAGGCAATGAGCTTGCCGATAATGTTTTCCGTGTCATTGATAATTCCGACAACTCTAAAAAGATTGCATTTGAAGCATCCTCCATCTCAACAGGTACGACTCGCACCGTGACCATGCCAGATGCCAATGTTACACTGGGGACACCGAATAATGACACGGTAACGGCAGGGAAAACGGATATGTCAATCGTGCAGGGTGATGTGGTGTATGGATCAGGCACGGACACTTGGGCAAGACTTGGGGCAGGAACAAGTGGTTACTTTTTGAAAACACAAGGCACAGGGGCAAATCCAGTTTGGGCAGAGGTAACAGGAGGTGGCCCTAGTCTTGGTACAGACTCAATTATCAGAACGAATGCCAAGGTGATTGATGAGGATATAACTTTTTTAGGATCGGAAAATGGTATGAGTGCGGGGCCGTTGACCGTCAATTCGGGAAGAACCGTAGTGGTAACATCTGGTTCTACATGGACTGTAGTAGGTGCTTAATAATCTAAGGAGCAACAAATGTCAGAAATAAAAGTAAACAAAGTAAGCCCTGCTACTGGTACAGCAATACAGCTAGGAGACAGCGGTGATACTTTTACAGTACCGTCAGGAGCAACTATTGTTAATTCTGGCACAGCAACGGGGTTCGGTGGGGGTAAGGTTTTACAGGTACTTTCATCGACCAAAACGGATACTTTCTCCACAAGCGCAACAGCTTTTACCGATACGGGTCTGTCCGTATCAATCACTCCAGCATCAGGAACAAAGGTTTTGGTAATGGTAAATTGCAACTACTCTCTTGCGGAAGGTCTAGAAGCATCTGGCAGACTCATCAGAGATTCGACACCCATTGCGATTGGTGATGCGGCTAGTTCAAGACCAGTTGGAACTTTTAACATGAATAGGCATCATGCTTACTCAGATGGGTCAAAATGGAATAGTGAAGCTGGCATGACATATTTGGATACTCATGGAGCCGATGGAAGTACCGCTGTAACTTACAAACTTCAGTACTCCGCAATTGCTTCATCCACCATGTACATGAACCGTACGCTACACGATGCTGATGACTTGTCGGGAACCAGAGCAGTTTCGACAATTACCGTAATGGAAATAGGAGCATAACCAATGGCTTTATCTTTTGCAGGGAATGGAACAATTACAGGGCTGAGTGTTGGTGGACTTCCTGATGGGTGTGTCGATTCTGATACGTTAAGTGCAGGGGCGGGTGGTATAAGTTCTTCAGATCAATCCGTGTGTAAGGCGTGGGTAAACTTCAATGGTGAGACTTTTGCGACAAGAGATAGTTACAACGTGAGTTCTGTTACGGATAATGGAACTGGCGATTACACGGTCAACATTGATACGGACATGGCAAATGTTAATTATTCGGTTGTTGGATGTGCTGGCGATAGCGTGAATACAATCGCAGGGGCTTTTGTAATTGCAAACATCTATGCGGTAGGTTCGATTGGTATAAAAGTTTTGTACGCCCACAGTCAGGTATATGATCGCAAAAACGTAAACATAGCCATTTTTGGAGACTAATTAATATGAAAAGAATTATTTTTAAAAATGGTGATGGCGTAGCAATTATCGCTCCCTCTCCTAGATGGA